AGCAGGCACACTACCAACTGTGCTAATTCCCCGTTCACCAAACATTATAAAACCCACTCAACTAAAAGTCAAGGAGTATTAAAAAAATCCCCCCGAAGGAGAATTGGATTAACAAATGATTAATAACCTCTATCAAACATCAAGGCCAACTGCTCTCATTTGCTTGAGCATTGCTGCTTTCTTATCAGGGTCCATTTGAGACATTCTACCCATCACTCTTCCTTTGAGTTGTTGTTCACGGCTTTGTCCTTGTTTTGCTTTACGCTCATACTCATCAGGATCTCTATTTGCTACCTGTGCCTCAAAGAGGTCATCAAATACATTTTGAATTTCTTCCCAAGTATATTGTTCCATAGAAACACCTTCAGCAATCATTGAGTTTACAAAGATGTTGAAGGATTCTTTTTGTGCATGTGGTCGGTCCCATTTTTTGTTAGCTGCTGCATAATCCTTGATTGGTGCGAAGTCATCACGGCCGCCCCGGCTAGTATCACTAGCTCCATAACGTTGTTTTCTTCTTTTAGCAGCTCTTTCTCTCATAGCAGCAATTGAATCTGCCTCAACAATACTCTGTCTCCACTCTTCACTCATATTTGCCATAATCACTAATGCACTCTCATTCGTATCAGCATAACCTTCAGCAATCAAGTATTCTAGGATGGTGTCGAAAGTATCGTACTCATAAGAAGCATTTACATTTTGTTCTGCATTCCTTCTTTTTCTTACACCAGCAGCAAGTCTTTTTGCTCTTGTTTCTTTATCTACTGCATCCACAGTGTCTCTCATATTTTCAGGAGTACGATCTTTCATTTCTATATCAAAAGCACGCCCAGTTCTTGCAATTCTTGCATTAACTACTTTATGAGCAAGATCTTTTGTGATCTCATCAAGTCCCTCTACTTCTTCACCCATTCTCTTGCGTTTTACATAAGACATTTGGGAAAGTTTATGTGAAGCATATTTTTGACCTTCTTTTGCAGAAAGTGGTTTAATACCTGATCTTCTTTCAGCAGCAAGATCTTTTCTTCTTTCTCCAGATTCACCTTTTACTGCTTCATCAACTTCTTGGGGGGCATAAACTTCATTATATGCTTCGTATAAACCACGCAGTTCTTTAGAGTCCATTTTTTACAATACTTTCTAGTTATTTATAAAAAAAATCCCCCCGAAGGAGGATTGGATTACACAATCACTTTTTCGAGTTCTGTATCAAGTTGTTCCATAACTTCACGAAGTCTTACAATCCTTTCTGGGGCATACTCTTTACTATATCCAGCAGTAGCACCATCAAGAACCTGAAGAACCTCAAGTGAAGTTCTTACATCCATTTTGAGTTTAACTTGGTTGTCTTTAGTCATACTTTCTCTACTAAATTATAATCAATTAATTTTCCTGTAAATGTATCTTTTTTAGATCTAAATTCGTGTAATTCTTTCCAATATTTTGATACACTTTCTCTAATTTTATTGAGTTCTTTTTTACTTTCTTCCGTTTCCTCACCAAGTTTCATAGAGGTAATTGTAACTCCACCAGTTCTATTTCTATAGCAATAGAAAATTCTATCAGCACCACTATCAAGTTGCTGTTGAATTCCTTCCATAGTTCCGTGTATTTTTGCTGACGGAACATCCTCAAAATTTATATTAAGGTGTGCGAAATAATATTCAAGCATTTTTATTTGATCTTGTGTTAATTTACTCATACTTCCTCCAAATAGTATTTCATATGCTTAAACTTTTTATCTTTATCACGAATAGTTTTTCCACGAAATCTAAAAAGTTTTTGTTTTCCTTCATCAGACACAACCCACATTACAGGTCCTTGTGGCGTATCTTGAAACATAAAATTTGCCTTTTCAGGTGCTTCAAAAGTTGTTAGAGTTTTCATAATGCCTCCAATTTTTGTTTTACAGATTCTGGTGTTGCTTTTACCCGATACTGAACTTCATCTCTTTGCGAAAGTTCTGTTAAAATTTCAGCAGTAATATCCCAGAGTTCAGAAGAGTGTCGGTGATTATAAGTCCAGGTTGTTGATGTTGAAATTTTCATAATTAAATATCACCATCTACTCTATTCTCGGATCTATAGACACTAAATGTTCCTTCCGGATATCTTGCAGATAGTTTTTCGTAGTTAATTTGCATAATTTCTTCAAAAGAGATATTCATAGCAATACAAAATTGTCCGATGTAATACAAAACATCGCCCAACTCTTTGGTAAGATGAACCTTCGCATCATCATTAAAAGGTTTCCCTTGAAATAAACATTTTTTAATAATCTCAACTGCTTCTCCCATTTCAGCAGAAGCACCTAGAGCAAATGTAAGCAGATGAGTTAGTTTTACACCTTCCTCATCAAGTTCTTTCATTCTTTCAATAAGTTTATTAAAGTCACTACTTGCAGGACTTGTAGTTTGTCTTACGAACTCAATATATTTGTTTGTATCAATAACTTGGGTCATATTAGAATTTAAATCCCTCAAATGATTTTTTAGGTTTTCTTTCATCATCATTATACTCTTCTTCTTTACCAGAGTCAAGTATATCATTTTGCGCAGATTGTTCTACATCATAAAGTCTCATTTTGGCACGATCAATTCCAACAACAAACCTTTTGTAAATAGTTGGATCATTGTATCGGTTCTTAAGTTGCTTTATAAGAATCTGCCCCAACCCCTCAAGTTCTTCCGTACTAATTAGAGCAAACATCAGGTCGGCAGTCGCAGGAAGACCAAAGGATTCACTGGTATCGACCAACCCTGGATCAGAAGAACCAAAACCGGATCTAGTCGTCTGTGTCGCACTCATAATAGGAACATTAAACTCCACAGCAAGACCACGAAGTTCTTCTGCAATCGACTTAACCAACGTATAAGAGTTAATATTACTTCCACCCTTAAATCGTGAAGAAGCACAAATGTTCAAGTAATCAATAAAGATAATATCAGGTTTAAATGATTTCTTAAGTGCAAGTTCATTCAGTAGAGACTTGAAATGCCCAGAGTGTGCAGATGCTGTTGGATACTCTTTAATGATTAGAGATCCTTGAGTTTTCTTTGCAAGACTTGTAATCTTATTTTCAAACATCTTCTTTGGTAAATCTCCAATATCCTGAATAGGAACGTTCAGAAGATTTGCGTCAATTCTTTCAGCAATACGTTCCTCTGCCATTTCAAGAGTGATGTAGAGAACGTTGCGGCCTTGCAATAAGACGGAAGAAGCCACATGGCACATAAAGAGACTTTTTCCGACACCCGTACCAGCAAGAGCGATATTGAGAGTCTTATTAGGTAAACCACCTTTGGTAATTTTGTTGAAATATTCAAGATCAAATTCAATTTTCTCTTCCTTTCTATGATAGGACTCATAACGTTGTTCATAGTCTAACAGATAATCATGACCAATATGAGTATCAAAAGATACTGCAAGAGCTTCTGATAGGATTGTTGGGATACTATCACGATTTTTCTTTGCATCCTTACCATCAGTAATGTGAATTGATTCCATCAGTGCAAGATAGATAGCACGATCACGACACCACTTTTCAGTAGTATCAACTAACCAATTAAGTTCTGTGGCAACATCTTCCAAGCAAGAAATGACTTGAACAATCTTTTTAAACTCTTGCTCATTAATATCGTTTCTTTTCTCTATCTCAATACAAAGAACTTCTTTTGTAGCAGGTTGATTATATTCCTGAACGAAAGAAAGTATTTCTTCAAATACAATTTTTTGATTTGTATCCTCAAAGTATTCTGATTTAATAAAAGGTATAACTTTTCGTATATATTCTTCATTATGCAAAAGATTTCGCAGAATTAAAAACTCAACTTTATCCATAACTGAATTGACCTTTGGCGATTACATCAAGTTTTTCCATTACTTCTGGTGTAAAATATTTTTCAATATTTTTCAGGATGTCTTTAGCATAAAGTTTCTTGCCATCAATTTCATATCTACCTGCCACATTCTTCCACATTTCTCCCAATTCACCAAGTTCAAGAAGACCATAGTACTTATCAAGACCTCGTTCATCATAGAACAGACGAATCTCTACTTGCTGATTTTCTTTACTTAAACGCGACTTTTGAGTTTTAGCACGAATGATATTTCCAATTATTTCTGTTCCGTCTTTTTCTTTTGATTTGGAAAGATAAATGATTGTAGAGGCAGCATATTGTAATCCACTATTATGAGTTACTACACCATTTTCTAAAATATAATTTTCATATTTTTCCACGGAGATATCATAAACATCTCCAACGCCAACACTTGTGATGGATTTTATTTTTTTAGTTTTCATAATCTTTCTATCCTTATAATATTGTAGTTTTTTAATAAATGCTGAAATTGAGATTTAACTAACTTACACCCAAGATGTCCGGATTTCCCCAAATATATCCCCAAACACTTATACTGACTAAAAATAATAAATGTACCATCATCGAAATAAACTTTTATGGGATTACTTTTCTTTATT